AACATTCCAAGTTTCGTAATTTGCCCAACCGTTGTAACCTTGCATGAGACGAATTCCTGAAGACTTAACTACAATACACGATTTTGGGCACAGTGCTCATTTACTGTGCCACTAAAACTATTGGCACATATTGTTTACACTAACTCCTGTTGTTGAAGCATATATTGCTCTTCAGTCACTTCATCTACACATTCCTGAATCACCTGATAGATGTAATCAATATTGCCAATATCGTTGAAGATTCTTTCTGCTAACTCAGGATTATTTTCTGCTGGAAATTCTTTCTCTCCGTCATTTCCATCGATTGTGCAATCATCGGCAGTGTAAATCCATGCGGCACAATGTGCATCTTCCCCATACATTTCAACCAGATTGTTGACACGATCTTGGAGTTGTTTGAGAGTGTAATTCATGAAGAGTTAGTGTTAATAACTTATGATCAGAAAAATGTTACTTTCCCGACCACGAAACCAACATAGGGCACATCAGGCACGAAGTCAACCCTTTCCAACCACTTCCCTGACTGGCACACTCATAAGGTCTCTCTATGGGTCTTATAAGGGTCTCTAATGCCCTCGTGTGCCAGTCAGGGAAGTGTCACACTAAAAGATATCTTTACACTCCTCAATGGTAATATGAACGTTCTCATCACCTTCTAGACCTAAAGTATCACTCCAATTGATACTTTTCAGATCTAGATCATCATAACACTCGATGTCAAGTGTTACACTTACCATGCGTTTGCGTGCCTGTGTGTACATGAGAATCTCGTGCGTTGTGTGTATGTATTATAGCATGTATGATACTGTGTGTGCATGTGTATCTCGTAATACACACACATCTCGTACATGATTATGCATAATGTCTATACGCCATCTCGTTGTAATCACATGAGTCTCGTGCATACTCGTCATCAATCTCGTATGCGTCTTGTATGTTATATTGTGTATTATCTCGCATCACGTATTCACACATCTCGTCGAGATCGTATGTATATAACTCGTTGTTGTTCTCGTATGAAAACTCGTAGTCGTTGTAGTACATAAGTCTCGTAGGTGAATCTCGTACTCTGTTATTATACTGATATCTCGCACGGATGTCAAGGTGATATCTCGTGGTGATTCATAAGCATTATTTATAAGATCTGCGAATTTATGTGTGGGTTCTCAGACTTTTCCCGTCCCTGTGTACTTGACAACTGCGGTCTTGTGTGCTAACTTGCTAAGCCCACAAGGACTGAGAGGTTTATGAGAGGATTATTATGAGGTTTATGAGAGGATTATTATATGATTTAATTCTCAATAATAAAGACTTATTGAGAATAAAAAAAGTCTTTATTTATATAAGTTCTCAGAAACTCTTTTTTGCTACATACATAACACAATATACAGCATTACATACATATTATACAATCCTATCATACAAAATCAATGTCTCAGGGCATCATCTACCAACTCATCAATAAGATAGACGGAACAACATACATTGGTAGCACCACTCTCACAATGAATAGAGTATGGAAACAACACATTGATAGTGCAATGAGAATGTCTCCTTTACTCTTACATAAGGAGATGAGAAAGCACAAAAACCATAACTTTATGCCTAAGGAAGTCTGTGATTGTCCTGTATCAGAACTGGAATCAAAGAAAGAACATTATATTAAAGAATTAAAAGCATATGATGTTGATACTGAAGTTGAAGAGATAATAGAAGAACCAGTTATATCAAAACCTAAGAAGAAGAAACTAATTGGTTATCAGAATCCAGAGAATAGAGGACATAATAAACCACCAACAATAAAGATTATGGGTTGGAACTTAGATACTGGAGAAGAAAGATACTGGGATAGCATTAAAGATGCCGCAATGGAAGTATCAGGTAAGAATACTGGTTATACTAACATTATACGTGCAATGAAACATGGATACAAAGCATATGGTTATCGTTGGAAACGTGTAGATAATAAAGGTCAGAAACGTCCGATTAAAGGAATACACAAACAAACATGGCAGGAGATTTATTTTGAAAGTTGTGCAGCTGCATTACGTGCGGCAAATACAAAAGACAATAGTGGTCTTTATAAAGCACTTAATAGCAAAGGACGATTAACATGGAAAGGATACACATGGAGATACATCTAAGGATCATCTTCACTTCTTCGATTCTTGACATATTCAAGATCTTTCCAATACTGTGATTGACAAACTACAAGTATATGTGTTTTCTTATGAAGATTAACTAATTCATCTGGTTTATCCTTTGTTCCTACCTCAATCGTAATATAAGATGAACACTTGAAATACACCCATCCTTCATCAATAAAGTGTTTCTGTTTCCATACAACATAATCATCTACTTCGGGTACATACATTGTTCTAATGGTGTGAGTTTGAGTTGCATTGCACTATAAGGACGTGTATCTTCAAATCTGACTATTGCTCCGACTTTCTTTGCATCAATGGGAGCATAATACTCTTTCTTCTTTGATGAATAGAATCCCCAGATTGATTTAGGAGATGTGTTTTTATAAGAAAACTCCCCATGATTCACAATCCAAATAGCATATACATTGCGTTTGAACTGTTGAATCTCATAAGAATAACCTTTTGGTGCATTATGAAACTCTGACCACACGAAGTCTTTCTGGACTGATTCCTTCACTGAGTTGCTTTTCATACTGTTTCTTACATTCATCCTTGTTCAGTGGTCCAGTGGTGTCAAACCATCCAGACGTTGATAATTCCTGTACTTTATACATTCAGACTATGATATGCAGAATACATCAATTATACCACTTTCATACTCATCAGTCAACTGAAACTTTTGTGCTCCGATGATATTCTCCATCATTGTCTTTGGACTATTGACTGATAATGATTCCTCGGATGATAAAACCTCAAAAGCATCACGATCATTCTCTGCAATCAAATTGATCAATCCATCACCATCCCAGTAATCAATCACATAAAGAAATTTGACGTTCGAGTTCATAATACACACTAGTGAGTTTTAGACTTAAATACTGCTCATAAGGATTATCCTGAAGAAGATTAAGAAGATTTGAAACTTGCTGTTGTGCAATCACTAACTTCTCTTTCTCTTTCATAAAAACTCCTGCATCAGATAATCAACCGGTAACTCCATCTTTGCCGCAGTGTTCTCTAGAAATTCATCCAGAACTTCGGGTGCATCCTCCTTCACAATTTCATACCATGAATACCACAGAGTAGGATTCGTCATTGGTGTAATCGCAGTCATCAGTACAAATCTCCGGTTTCGGTGTTCATCAGTTCCTTCAGTTGTTGTGCAGTCTCTTGCAAACAAGAACGTGCATAACCAGCGGCATAAGGATAACCTTTTTCCTTATCCTCAGGTGCAGTATAACATACCTCAACCGCATTCTCAAGTCTCTGTATCATAAACTCAAGACGTTGGACTGAAATGTTTTTTGTCATTTTCATGCTTTCAGTGGTTGTTTGAAATAAAGTCCGGCACACTGCATCATATCAATCAATGTGCTCTGAATCTTCTCTAATTCTTCTACATCAACATCATCATCCCAGAAGTCTACAAAATCAAACTCATTGAAGTCAACCGCACCTCCTTGAAGTATTGGAGCACAGAAAAGTTCACCCTCAGTACAAACAGTGTAGACACATTCGTGTCCCTCAACAGTTAGAAATACACCAGAAAAATTGACGTTCATGAGAAAAGACAGAGTTGTTCAAATTCAAGATGATCACAGCACGAATCATCATCCTGTAAATCAATCATCTCAGTGTCAGTCAGACAGGTGAGTTTACCGAACAGAAAGTCGATAAACTCATGATCTTCTTGAGTAAACATCAGCAGTAAACAGGAGAGTAATCAGAACCGGTGTATGCCTCAGTGTTGATGTCAGTTACCTCGGCACCGTTAGCAATATATTGACGAATGTCATACATTGCATCAGACTTAGTGCGGGTTGTAAAAGAAGTCATCTGCTGATCACATTCGGCATCAGGATGCCAGATGACACGTTTCACAAAACGCTTACCGGTGCCGACAGGATAGAAGTCAACTTGAGTAGCAGAGGTCTGGAGTTGCATGGGGTGTCTTGCGTATGAACTTATTATAGGCTAGAAAGGGGTCAACGGATGTCCCCATGGACCACTACGTCAGCTGGCACACGGGAGACGGTGTAACGACGGATCTGCTGAGAGAATTGGCTCCAATCGTTCACAGTCTCATTCACAATGCGATTGTGCTGACGATCGGCACCTTTGGCAGTCTTACAACGCTTT